CTGTATTTTGCTAAGGCAGCTCTACTGTCCTCATTACTAAGCACCGTACCTGAAGTTTGTGGAATTAGAAGTTCCGGCCCGCGCTCGCCCACGATGTAGGGCCTGTTTGCGCTGACTGGGCCGCCGTCTGCTCTAAACGCACCAGCAAAGGGCGTTCCACCGCCGAAGTCTCCAAGTGTGTTGCCCGTAATACTTGGAGCGGATGTATCGAAGTTCAGCCCGCCGCCACCGCTGCCACTTAAACCTGCAAAAGCCTTGGCCAAACCAATCGCGATATACTGAGCGATCAAGGTTGCTGCAGTCTGAATTAACTGGTCCGCAATCGTATTCAAGAAATCGGCAAAGGCTTCTTCGGCGCTCTTCGTTCCAGCGACTACTTCCTGGAGGCCGCCAACAAGTGAGTTGACTGCGGGTGAAACCGCCTCAAAAGCTTTGTTAAATTGAAGTTGCGCTTGTTCGGCCTGAGCTATTTGCGGAAGTAACTCTTTGTAAATGTTGGACTCTTTATTTAAAAATTCTATTCTACTTTGTGCGGCAGATATAATTTCTTGGTTAGGTGACGGCGTTTGGCTTATAAGTAAATTCTGCTCTTCTATTTCGTTATTTATAGCGGCAAGGGTATTAGCGTAACGATCAGACTGCTCTCTTCTTAAAGCGTCATCCGGACTTTCTAAAATACTAAGCCCTGCTAATTCCTGCTCTAACCCTGTTCGCGTTCCTTCTAAGGCTCTTTGGTTTTGCAATTTAATTAGCTCTTTTTCGTTTTGTATCTGTTTCAGTTGCTGTTCTATTTCTATTTTTCTTGTGAAAGCTTGGGCTTCCAATAGTTCAATGCGCTCTTTCTGTAGAGTTATGTCTTCTCCAGATTTTTGAACTATTTCTACACGGTTTTGAAGTATGCTTTGGATAGACGCAAGCTCTGTACTTAAGCTGGCTTTACTGCCTTTTTGAATTTGAATCTGTTTTAAAGATTCAAAAGTTTTCTGTAAATTTATATTAAGCAACCCTGATTCTAGTCTTAATCTTTCTTTAGCAGCCCTTTCTATTTCTTTCTGTCGTCTAGCTTCTTCGCGTTCGGCCTTTCTTCTTGCTGTTTCTGCATCCCTAGCGGCTTGTTCTTCTTTTCTCTTTCTAGCTGCTTCTATTCTGTTGATTCTACTTACAAAATCTAGTTGCCCTTCCAAGAGAGCTAAATTTACTTTTAGGGGATCACCTTGAGCCTCTAATATCTTAAGCCTTACTTTTTCTGCTGCTACATTTTCCAAAGCAGCAACAACTTGTGCGTTAAGTAAGTCTCCGCCGTTTTCTGCAATAGTAATCTCTTGTTTTTTTATCTCTATAGAGCTTGAAGTTTTTCTGTTTATAGTTTGTTGTAGCTCTAATTGAGCGGCTTTGATTACGTTTATGTTTTCCTCTTCCTCCGCAATTCTTTGCAAAACAGCAATCTGCTCGTTAAGTTCACGTACTTTCGCAGTGCTGCCGCCAAATATTATTCCTTTATCAAAACTATCTCTTTCCTCTTGAAGTTTTTTTATTTCAGGTGTAGATGCTTCTTTTTGCGTCAAACGAACAAAATTGATTCTATTTGCTGTTGCATCTAAAACGCCTAGTTTATTTATAAAATTGGCAATGCTTGCTGAAACAGCTGTGAATGCTTTTGTAAGTTCGTTGCCTAAATTAGAAGTATCGTTGCCAAATTCTTTAAGTGCGTTTACGCCTTCGTCGCCTACAATTACAGCTAATCGCTGTGTAGCAACTTCCAGTGCTTTTTCCTTACCTATTACTTGGGCAATTTCGTTGACTAGCGCACCAAAACCGTTTTCTGCGTCACCTGTTGCTTCTAAGACAGCGGCAAAATTCCCATCTAAACCGTTTAAGGCTTTACCTAAATCTTCGGCGTTTTTAATTATCCCGTCAACCGCTGCTCCGACAGCAGTGCCTACTAGTGACAACCCGAAGCCAAATTGACCTCCTGCAAGCCCGCCTAACGCGCCACCAGCCGCGCCGCCTAATGAAGCCCCGGCGCCTTGGCCGAAAAGTAGCGGAAACGCACCACCGATGATTGCGTTGCTCCCCGCGTCCCTTAACCTTCTATTTCTGGCTGTTCGAGCCCTAGCGGCGGGGCTACCTGGGATGTTTACCGCCCCACCAACTGGGCTGCTCTGGCCTGTAAGCGTTAAAGCTTGGCTCCTTGCTTTGCGTGTATCGCCTGAAGCCTTTAAACGCCTGTCAAAATCATCTAAACCTTCTTTGTTGTTTCGCTTAATGCGTTGGAGCAACTCATCTTGCTTTTCGCCTTCTATTTTTGCGGCCTCTAAAACAGCGTCTATTTTTTCATTGCGTAACTTTCTGATGAAACTTCTTTCAATGTTAAACAGTTCGTCTTGGTATTTTTTTAGTGCCGCGAATTCTTCTTGGTTGGCTTTGCTTTTTAGTGCAGCTTCCTTTGCAATATCTTCTGCGCGTCTGGTGCGGTTTTGTTTTTCAAAACGCTTGTCTGCAAGTTCCTCTGCGCGGCGCGTAGATTTTTTGCCCGTAATGCTTGAACTGATTGTTTCACCGCGTGCTTCTGCGGCTAAAGCTTTTACTTCGTTAGCGCCACGAACCAGTGCTTCCTGAGCGTCTACCTGCTTGGCTTTTTCTTGTGCGGTTTTCCTATTTAAAGCAAGCAACGCCTCCTGAAGTTTTATGTCATCTTCTTGTACGGCCCTGAGCCTTGCAACACGGCCCCCTACTGCGGAGCTTTGGCCCACTAAAGATTGATCTGTCCCAAAGGTAGAAGCTGCGCCCGGAAATATAGGACTTAGGTACTGGGTGGTACGTGCTGATCTAGCTGGTAGGGGAGAAAATAAAGCTGTGCTAGAAACTGCACCTGGCCCTATAGGGCCTGGGAACTGAGTCCTTTCCCTTATCCCCGCAGAAGCTAGCCTAGCTTTTCTCTCATTTTCTGCTACCTCAGCAAGCAACTGGGCACGTTCTCGTAAACCCGCGTTTAAATTTCGGGTTGCTGTAAGGTAATCAACTGCTGCTACTGTTGCTTCTTCAGTTCCTAAAGCAACGTCATTAAATGATTGAGCAGCTTTGCCTAACTGCCGGTTTAAGTTTGATACAGACCTTGAAATACCCTCAGCATTATCACTAAAATTCTTTAAAAACTTGTTTAACTGATCTACAGCCAGAGCAGTCGAATCTAATTTTCCCTGAAAGCTGGAGAGCTGACTGGCGCCTTTTACTGCTATCTCAATTTCAGCTCTGTATGCCACGATCCACAGCTGGTACGTCGTTTTCTATTCTAGGCCCAGAATAGGTTACCTTCGGCGGCGAGCTTTTTCCATTTCCTTCTCTTGGTCCTCGTTCAATATTTGGAAATAGGCGCTCCAGCCACTTAGCTCTTCGGCTGTCATTGTGGTGCGGACTTCGGTCAAGCTCATGCCAAGCTCCTTGGCCACGCCAAACTGCAGCATGAGCCAGTTGTCTTTACGAAGTTCCGCGCTTAGGAGTTTGGGTCCATTGGCTCTTCATCGTCTTGAAGAACAGCAAGCATCAAAGATTGCAGGTCCCTGTCCTTCACCTCGTTCTTTAAAACGTCGATTTCACCAGCTGAAAACAAACGCTTACCGTTTTCATCTTGGGCCTTAGACAGCAGTAGTTGCAGTGCGAACGCGCCAGCGTCGTCGGACTTTGCTTGCTTTTGGGCGCGTTCTCGTTCCGCCATTGTCATAGGCGTTACCCACATCTCAAATACTGAGCCATCGGAAATCTCGACTTCGCGTTTTACTGGCTGCAGGTTTGCCGCTTTACGCAGGCGGTCGATTGGGCGAAGTGTCCCAGCCATAAATACTACATTGACTTAAAGTCAATCTAGCGTAGCGCAATAAAAAACCCCGGTTTTTGCCGGGGTTTTCTTACTTAATAAGTTTTAAGTTATGCGGTTGCGCTGAGGTCAAACACTGGCGTGCTGGATGGCCTGAAGTTTACAGCCACTGATTGGGCATCATCAGGGTTGACATTCATGCTTGCAGAAGTAAGCACTGCGTCAAACTCGATCGAGCTACTAAGGGTGTTACTTACAGTGCCACCGCTGAACACCTCGTTGGTGTAAAGCTTAAAACCTGCACCTGTTTGATTGCGCTGGAGAACGTCATCTATAATGCGATTGCCCAAAGAAGCGTCGTTATCGGTCATGTAGATTGTTGCGCTTCCCGTGCCATCGCCGAAGCCGGAGATGTAAGTGCGGAAAGGCACGTACTGGCCAGGGGTTTGGCCGATGCTTGTAACGTCAAGCTCTGCCCTAGTAATCTCGAAATTCCAGTCCCTTACTTGACCGATGACCGTATAGGAGTCATAAGCAACCTGGAAGGCATTTGGAGATACAGCTGTGCCGTCATCTGACAGCGTTACGGCAGAACCGCCATCGGTTGCGGAAACCTGAAGTGCTCCAGTTGCAGCGTCGTAGCTACTGACGTAAAAGGTTGTGGCGGCTGAAAGACCACTTGGAAGTGTTCCACTGCCAGCCAAGTGCGTTGTAGTATTTACAACGCTGAATTGCACTGGGTCACCTACCTTGAAGTTCAGATAGGTTTTTACGGTGATCGTGTCAGTACCTACATTTACGTCTGTTTCGGCAAACGTATCTGTAGTACCGGCAGGTTTGTAGTAGAGGGCACCTGAAGTGCCGGACAGAACGGTGGTGGCCATTGGTACGCCAAAAATTAAAGGTCTCTGCGGGCACTGCCCGGCTTATTACAGGTTAGCGCCTATTTAAGTCAGTACAGTTGCTACATAGCCGGTGTCAATGCGGCCCATAAAATGTGGTGATTCTTCAGTAGCTGAAAAAATTGGGCCGTTTATTTCACCCAATTTTACGAATACACCTGTAGTAGCTTTGGCCGTGTCGTTAATAGTCTCTAATACGTTCACAGCAGTTGTTACCAATTCTTGATTGCGGGCCGGACCACGCCCCTTTTCTGTAAACAAACGGATCACTAACGCTCCACGGGCATTATCTAAGCTAGAGGTGAGTGTTGGTTCGTTGGTTAAACCGAACGTGATGTTGATGCGGACATACTCGGTGGTTGTGTTTGGTGGAACTGCAGTGATGTTGTCGAAGTACACCGGCACTGCAGGGGACAGGTTGTTAAACGCCGTCAGTAACGGGTTCTCCATTGATGCCCGGATCGCTTGGTAGTTCATC